GTTCTTCAACGTGATTACATTCTGTGCATTTGAAGTCAAAGCGTTTCAGCATTTTCTGACTCCAAAATCATGTCATATGTTTCTTTCATAGACTCTTCAAAGTTTACAAGCCTATGAAGAATTATTCTTTCACCCTTTACTCGATTTAAAGAGGATTCATTTTCTAAATCTTCGATTCGATAAGAGTTTAAACTTTCTGTTAGGTCTGTTACTAACTGCTTCCAACCCGGATGCAAGAACAGATCAAAGTACTGTTCGTAGTACTTCTCATCTTCTTTGGTCAACACATTCTCCTATTGGTGCGTTGTCTATGTAGAATATTCTAGCATATTTCATGCCAAAAGTCAAGACTTGCTTGGTGTTGCAGGCTTTTTAGGCGCTACAGGCTTAGAAGATTGCTCCTCTAAGGCTGTAATTCGCTTGTTTAAGCCTTCCAAGATTTTGTTAATCTCGACTAGTACAGTATTAAATTCATTTTGTGTAATCATTGATTATTTTCACTCATTTGTTTATCTACAATCTTTTCATCGGAAGCGATAGCACGTTCCTTTAACAGAAGCTCTGCCATTTTCACTCTCCGCTGAAATTCCTTTTCATCTTCATCGCCGGGTTCTAGGTTTGTAACCAGAACTTTTAAACGATCTGTCTCAGCTTCATAAGCTGTAAAGTTAGTGTCTACAGAATTCTTTCTAGCTCTTGACATTGCTTCAGTTGCCTGAGCCTGTGTCAGCTCTAGTTGAGCTTGCTGTCCAGCCATCTGCATCTGAGCCGCTTGCTGTTGCAGTTGTTGCTCTTCAGTGTTTGGCTGATTAGCTTCACGTAGACCTTGAATGATCTGCTCACGATTAGACAGGTTCATGTTGTCCACAATTGATTCAATCAACATCGGATACATTGGTGACTCAGCAGGCATCGTCTGTAGGAGCTGTACAAGCTGTGTAACTTCATATTCACGGGCGATAATACCAAGCGATGAAGATGGTACAAACTTGTAGTCCTGAGCAGGATACAACTCTGGGTCAAACTGCATATAACGGTATGCGGCTTTCTCAACAAACGGTAACAAGAACGCTTCTTGGAAGTTAATTAACGTGCGCTTATGGCGCTTGATGATTGCTCCCAATGACATGCTGATACCAGCGGCTGTGGAGTCCCCATTAATACTTCCGGGAATCCCTGCCGCATCAATAGCCCCAGTTGCCATCTGAACCATTTGTTGCAAAGCGGATGCTTGGTTAAATGTGTTTCCATCCAAAGATCCAAATTTGAAGGGCTGTAGGATCTCTGCGGGATTGCCATTCGTAAGGATGGTCTTGCCGGGTCTAACTTCCATTTTTGCTCCCCGAGGAAGGCGTGAAGCATCAACAGCAAGCATAGGATGTACAGTAAGCGCAAGCGCATCAATTCTAGCTCTCAATTCAGTGTCTAAGGCTTTCTGTGCGTTGTAACCCTTCTCACAGATACCACGACCCCAAAACCGTCCGGGAACAACGTCCCAAGGGAATGCAACGATAGGACGATCTTTCATCATATACGGAGTTTCTTCAACCTTTAACAGTTGACCTCCGTTTGCAATCACGACAATTGCTTCAACGTACTCTGACGGCGGTACATCGAGTTCTTCAATTTCTTCTTCAGATAGGCCATCAGAAATTGCATCAACATAGAGATCAACGGGAATTAGACCGTAGTACTTTGTTAGACGTACTTTATCTTCGTCATACATTGTCAGCTCTTTATCAGCTTCAATGTTGACATTTGAATATGTGTCTTCTAGGATAATGTTGCGATAGATGCCTGACTCAATACCGGCTTGTACATGGTGCTTTGGTACAAACTCATCAATTGCAACACCAAGAGCTTCATCAATCGATGTTGCAACCGGATCAATCAAGAAGTTCTGTGGCAAGATCGGGCGGAGCTTAACGACATAACGGTCAGACTCCATAACGCCGAATGCTTCCATAGCTCCATCAAGAATAGGCTGTGTCGCTGGTCTCATCTCTTTCTTTTCGGTCAGTACAAGCTCACCGATGCCTGTACCGAAGATTGCCGCATTGAGGATACACTCAGCAATAGACTTCCGCACCTGTGTTTTCTGGAAGTCTTCAGAAAGTTGATTTCGCAGTCCTTGAATGTCAACAGGGTTTTGATCGCCAAGATCATCTTTAATATCAAACCAGACACCCCGACCAAACGTCGCTTCTTCCACTTCAGCAACAGCAGACTCAACAGCTTGTTGTAGTGCAGGGCTAATAATCCGGCTACGCTCTGAGTCTCGCATCTTGTCAGCGGGATCCCAGATACCACGCCATAGGCGGTAGTACTCATCAAACTTTTGTTCATAATTCGCTTCGTAATGATCTCGCCACTGGTCACATTTATTGATAACCCAGTTTTCTAGACCGGCTAAAATTAACGAACGATTTTCATAATCCATGTTAATATCCTGCTATTGGATCGACAAATTGAAACTCTTCTTCGTCAAAGTCAACGTAGTAGCTGACTTTGGCAAGCTGATCGATATACGAAAGTGCATCCACTAAGTCGTCATGCACTAACGGGTTTGGAAACTGGAACAGCTCATCTAAGAACTCTGTATTCCACTCTCCTTCAGCCAGATGAATATTCCCGTGTTCAAAACGACCTTGTAAAGCCCACACGATACGATCTGTCTTTTTCTTGTTTCCGTGGGTTAGTTCTTCAACTCTAAAGAATCTTTGCCCACTTTTCATCAAGTCTGTTAAATATGGAAGAACCGCATTACGCAACGCACCTTTTTCGATACCCACAGCCACAGGTTGATATTCACGTACAGCCTCAAATATCTTACGGGCGGTTTTCTTGATATCCCAACGTCCATAGAGAATATCGGCGACATACCAACCGTCAGTGTTTGCTTTAACAATCGCAATTGCTGTGTTGTCCAGCTTTGAAGCTTTGCCTTTAGCTTTACCAGCCACATCAGCAAAGCCCGCAAGGTCAACAGCAATGTAATAGTCCCCAACTTCTGGTTCTTCATCAGTAAATTTTACCCAGTCTTCTTTGAAGATCTCTGAACCAAGTGCTTCAAAGCTTGCCATAAACTCCTGACGGAAGGCATAGCTAGACATTGACTTCTTCGCTGTGTCAATCTCTTCTGGATCAAGTAAAGGGTTATCATAGGATGTAAAGTGCCACGCTTGGTACGTCGGATCATCTGATAACTCGCCATACTTAAATAGCTCATAAAAATGATTTCGCCCAAGCGGTGTCCCAATAAACATCGCCTCGCCCTTCTGATCAGCCAGAGCAGGACGCAATACAGTTTCCCATACTGACGGCTTCATATCGGCATATTCGTCCAATACAAGGAACTTCAACGATACTCCACGCATCGTCTCTGGTCTGTCAGCACCCTTTAAACTAATGGTAGCGCCGTTGATCAATTTAATCTGCATGTTGTTGACATGACTAGAGGCCACAACCGGGCCTCCAAGGTCTAACAACGTATTCCACATAATGTCCCTAGCCTGCCCCTGTGTCGGCGCAACGTAGAACACATGCCCTTTATCAGTCTGCAACGCATTGATGATCAACATCCACGCCGCTAGTCGGCTTTTACCAGTTCGTCGCCCAGCCGCTACAATCTTAAAGCGAACAGGGCTATCAAAGACTTCTTGTTGCCACGGCAGTAGCTCTACTTTCAGTTCAGTCAAGCAGAGGGTTCCGCATTAGCATATTGTTACGCATATCCATCTCATCTAAGAACGGATACACTGGTTCACCTTGTTCGTTAGTTGGTACAACGTCACCGCCTTCGTTAAGCGGAGCAATTTCAAATCCTAGTGGTGCTAAGAAATCAATAATATCACCGGGAGTGTATTCATCTAAGTTAACTCCACCTGCAAGGGCATCATCTGCCATTCCTAGCCCGGCAAGGCCTAGCCCAACTGCCGCACCAACGGGGCCAAAGATTTTTAGTTTGTCGTACACCGGATGAATTTTACCACGAACATTGATCTCACCAACTTTATTTCCTACTTCAATTTCGCCTTTGTATTTTGTTGGACGTAATCGAGGTTCATTTTTACTAGTAGGATAGCGTGTCATTTCTACGCCTTCCGGGTATTCAGTTTGTAGAGCGTACAGATGTTGTTTGCTGTTCTGTACCGACACCACCGGAAACTTAGGATTGTAGTCTGGATTAATTCCTTCAGGTGCTTTTTCCCATTTCCATCCGGCTTCTTGTTTAAATAAGTTGGTCTTTATTTTACTTTTACCTTTAATCCGTTTGCCGGGTTCATCAGATTCTTTAGTTTCTTGAGAAACCAACATCTTTGCGTTCCCTTCTGGATCAATTTTAATTACAGCAGATTTAGGATATTGCCCCGTGACATCAGTTTTGGTTGGCCCCATTTGAACATACCGACCACCGGGAGTGTAATCAAACTCGCTTAGAAAAGGTTTGTATGCTTTATTTTCAGGATCAAACATACGCTGTGGAGCAGGCATAATTGGCCTGCCTGTTTTTGTTAACTCATCAAACAAATCAGCCATTACGCATTCCTCATCCAGTTTTCTAGCTCGACAGAGCGATTACCGACCTGATTATACCAACGGGAATCTACCATCTCATTAGCGGCTTTAATCCAGTTACCTTCATTAACAGCCGTAACCATGTTCTTAAACTTCGACAGTCGATTGCGGCCAAGGTTAAACGCCATATTGACTAACACACGTTTTACTTGGTCTGGTAAAGACCCAAAGTTCAAGAAAACAGCACAGCAGTCAGTAACAGCTTCTTTGTAGTCCGAATCAAACCACTCTAACACTGCTTCCATCGGTACGTCGTCACCAACTTCTAGGCCATCCACTTCTAACAGCATATGCCCGATACCGGCGGTAGGGATTCCTTCAGAGCATAAATACACTTCAGTCTTACAACCTTCATGCTTTACCAGATCTTCTTTGATTTGAACTTCTAACTCTTCACTGATCATCAGTCTCTATAGGCTCCACATCGATAATGTCATCGTCGTTCTGTACAGTTGTTTTCGATCCAACACCAGTAATGGTAATACTAACGCTATTTTTGCCTTGAGACATTTTGTCTTTTTCAAAATAGCTAACTGGTAACATCCGATCCATTAACAACTTCCAAGCCGCCGCTTGGTTTTTATGTTCGTCATCCAACGCCGCATTAAATATTGCATCCATGACTTTACCAGACTTAGGAGAAGCTAACATTCTGGCTTTATATTCATTAATGATAGCGGCATCGCCGGGAGGTCTACCACGAACACCTCTGTTGCCTTCTTTTTTAGCAACAACTTCGCCCTTTTTAGGCCTACCCGGGCCTCTTTTAGTTGTTTCAGTCATGGAACTGTACCGTTTTATCCATAGGCTGAATAGTCTAGCACAAAAACAGTGCAAAGTCAACCATTTTGGCACGGTTCCTGCATAGTGCGTTATAATATAACATTCTTTTTAGAATCAAAGGCTTGAAATATAACATAAAAGTTATAAAAATAGCTTTTTTTATAGCATATAAGTTCTATTTTGCTCTTTTGCAAGTCTATGCAGGTACTATAATAATAATAAAGTCCTGTACATCCCCCCCGGGCTTTGAAGGCAGGGTAGGGGAGACTGCACCAGAACAGTGCAGACGCACCAGAACGGTGCAGGCTGACGCACCAAGACGGTGCAGGCTGTGCAGGCTGTCAAGCGCCGCTATACAGGCCGTCGGCGGCTTGTTAGTGGGCGCTGAAAAAGCAGAAAAAAGAGAGACAGTAAAGTACCCTCTGAAGTCTAAACAGACTAGGCCCGGATTGACTAGGCCCGGATTGACTAGGCCCGGGAATTTGACCGATTGTAAAGCCTTGTAACAGGCCGTGATATGCTGGCCTATACTAGGGTATTGATTTTGTCATTGCGTCGCATGTAGGCGCTTAGGATGCGTTATAGGGATAAGCTGCTTACTGTTTCAGACGACCGGGATACATGTAGTGCAGGCAAAAAAAAGCCCGGTCAATGCCGGGCAAAAATGGTAGTTATTTGGTGGTCTTTATAGATCCCAAAACAGGTATCCAAAAATGACCACGGCAATGCCGATTTCAATTAGTTCTAACATGACGTTATCAACTCTGGGTTTGGTACGACGAAATCATTGGCCTGTGTTTTAGCTTTACCTTTAGCACGTAAACCGATGATGATGCCCGATGGATCATCAATGCGGATATCGTGCAAATCCCCATCAATTACCTTACGGCCTGCAAACTTTGATGGTAGACCGCCAGAAAAGACGACGGCAATATTGGCGTCTTTCTCAAAAGCTTTTTGTACTTGTGATTGGTAGGTTGGATTGGCGCTATAGCTAAACGTTAAATGGTAGTTGTCTGGCACATATGGTGAACCAATACGACCAGCTCTCTTCGTGTAGTCGTAGAATTGAATTCCCGGAAAGCTTTGCGGAATATTGTATGCTTCCCATGAAATATCAGACAGTACATTAAGACGCACGACGGGCTTTAATCCGTCACGTTTAGCTTTACGCTCAAGCGCATGTAGATCCTTTCGGAGCTGGTCTAGAAACCCGTCTTTGTCCGTTTCAAACCATTGTGTTTTAGAACGTCGTGCGGCCTGTACATTCTTGAATATTCCACGGCCTGCTGATTGTAAACAAGTGTCCATACATCCGGCGGCTTTACTACCAGGGCAGATTTTGACATTAGGCATTAATGAAAGGCCTGCATATAGGTAGCGGCCTGCGGCGGCCTTGTTAGTCTTTTCCAGCTTGGTGTTGCCGGTAATTGAAAGTAAACGCATGTTACAGCCCCTTAATAGATTGAATTTGGGTAAAGACGGCGGCGGCATCTTCCGCATCATTCCGGTCGTCAAACAGAAACCGCAATGTATTGTCGTCTTTGGGATAGTCTGCAATGGTGTCAAATTCGATATTTAGATATTCCAATACCTGACACAATTGCGGCGAATTAGTGTAATGCGCTTGGGTTCCGTCCAAATAGTCTTTGAGATACATACCCGATAAAGCATTAGGAACCTG